CATCCACTACGCCATGAGCGACAACGAGTTCCTGTCCGTGGAGATCACTGGACCGGCGAAGTCGCCGGACCAGCTCTTCGATTTGAAGTCACGCGCCACGGACCTCTTCAGGGAGGCGCTGGCGCTGGCGGACGAGGCCGAAGGTCTCGACCGAGATGAGTTCGACGCGATGGTCGCGGAGGTTGACACAACGGAGGAATAGCGGTGAGCGTCTACGAGGCGACAGAGCGGTCCATTCAGGCCGCGATAGAGCAAGACCGACTGGACCCCGACGTGTCGGCTGGCCCGATCGCCGCGATCCTCCGGCTCGCCCGGAACATCGACGCGCCGACCTCCGACAAGCTCGACACCGTATCGATCCCGTCGTACCTGAAGTTCTGCCAGGAGCTGAACCTGACCCCGGCCAAGATCACGCCCAAGGATAAGAGCAAGGAGCAGGACAAGGCCGGTGGCGCGCTGGCAAGCCTCCGGGCGGTGCCAGATGCCTGAGAAGCTGGTGGGCTCAACAGAGCCCCGCATCTACACTCCACCGCTGCGTCCCGTCTGGCCCCGGTCGCCGGAGACCGAGAAGCACACAGACGGCTACCGTCTCATCGACTTCGCTGAACGCGTCCTGGGGCTCCCCCTACTGCCCTGGCAGCAGTGGCTCGCCTGCCACGCGCTCGAGCGGCGCGAGGACGGCACCCTGCGCTTCCGCAACATCGTCGTGGAGGTCGCCCGCCAGAACGGCAAGAGCCTCTTCAGCGGCGTCCTGGCGCTGTACACGATGTACCTGAACCCGAAGCGCAACGTACTCGGCACATCGGCCACACTGCCGTCCGCCGAGGAACAGTGGACCGAGACGCTGGGCTTCCTGAAAGACGTTGACGCACTCAAGGCCGAACTAACCAAAGAGGACTACACCAACGGGCAGAAGGCGTTCAAGGTCGCCAACCAGTCCCGCTACCTGGTGCGGGCGGCGAACCGAAAGGCCACCCGTGGCCTGTCCATCGATCTCGTGCTAATGGACGAGTTGAGAGAGTGCGACTGGGCCGGTTGGGGTGCTGCGACGAAGACCACAACGGCCCGTCCTGACGGCCAAGTTTGGTCGCTGTCGAACGCAGGCGATGAGCAGTCGATCGTGCTGAAGCACCTGCGGCTGGTGTCTCACAAGATGCTCGGTGATCCCGATGGCATCGTGAAGGCAGCCATGCAGGGCCTCCAAGACGAAGAGGCTGAAGAGATCGAACCCGATGACTCGATGGCCTGGTACGAGTGGTCAGCGGACCCTCGTCTCCCGAACGGTGACCGTCGTGCCTGGGTCCAGGCCAACCCTGGGCTCGGGTACACCATCACCGAAGCAACACTCGCTGGCTTCTATGCCACGGACCCCGATCACGTGTTCTCCACGGAGAGCCTGTGTAAGTGGGTGCTGGCAGCCGGTACCGGTGTCTTCCCGACTGGATCGTGGGAGAACGGCATCGACGAGGAGTCTCGCATCACCACAGAGTCGGAGCTGGCCTTCGGCGTTCACATGTCGGCAGATCGTGCTTTCACTCATCTCGCCGTGGCTGGACATCGGGCCGATGGTGGTACGCACATCGAGGTCATTGCGACTCGTGCGGGCATCATTTGGCTCCCGACCTGGTTCAAGGAGCGGTTGGAGAGCGGAAGGTATCCGTCGATCCGCGTAGCCGTACAGGAGCGGGGATCACCGATCTCCGACCAGATCGAGGTACTTCAGGACATTCCTGGCCTCGAAGTGGTCCCGTGGGGTGGTCAGGAGCTTGGTCTGGGGACGGGTCGCTTCTATGACGCGGTGACTTCGGTTGCGCCGGAGCGGATGGTCAGGCACGTACCGGATGAACGTCTGGACATGGCTGCCGCCCAGGGCCTCCCGAAGACGCTCGGTGACCTGTGGGTGCTCGATGCCCGGAAGTCTCCGGTCGATGTTGCTCCGCTACACGCTGCGATTGGTGCCCACTGGCTACTGCACAGAAAGCCTGAAGAGAAGTTCCGTTCCGCCTACGAAGACGGCGGTTTGTTAGTCGTCTAGGTAAGGATTTCAAATGAGCGGATTGCTCGACTGGTGGAGGCGTGTCGTCGGTCGTTCCGACGCCATTGCCCCGAACGGGCAGCCGGTCACTTACCAGTGGCACGGGCTCGACATGGACCCGATGGACCTCTCTGCGGAGGACCTGTACCGCCAGCAGCCGTACCTGCGGATGGTCATCTCGTTCGTCTCACGCAACATCGCTCAGATTGGGCTGAACACGTACGAGCGTGTCTCAGACACCGATCGCAAGCGTGTGCGTGACGGCGCCGTTGCGGGCTTGCTGGGTAAGCCGAACGACTCGATGACACAGTACGAGCTTGTCGAAGCGCTCATCTCGAACCTGATGCTTCACGACGAGGCGTTCTGGTGGGTGCGAGATACCCCCGAAGGTAAGCGGATCGAGAGCGTTCCGGCTACCTGGGTGACCGCCAAGAAGGGCGGCGGCGTGTTCTCGGGACCGAAGACCTATGTCTTCACCCGTCACGATAAGCCGAAGCAGAACGTAGAGGTGCCTGCCGAGGAAGTGCTGCACTTCCACGGGTGGAACCCGGACGATTTGCATACGGGTCTGACTCCGGTGGAGGCGCTTCAGGCGACCCTGAAGGAGCAGATCGAGGCGGCGAAGTACCGTCAGCAGCTCTGGAAGAACGGTGGCCGCGTCGGTACGTACATCTCGCGCCCGATGGATGCCACCTGGTCACAGGAGGCGCGGGGGCGCTTCAAGGAAGACTGGTCAGACAAGTGGGCCGGTAGCGGCTCGCAGGCCGGTGGAACCCCGATCCTCGAAGACGGCATGGAGATGCGCCGTATCGGCTTCTCCGCACACGAGGAAGAGTTCATCGAGGCGTCGAAGCTGTCGCTGAACACGGTGGCAGGCGTCTACCACGTCAACCCGACGATGGTCGGACAGATGGACAACGCGAACTACGCTAACGTCCGCGAGTTCCGCAAGATGCTGTACGGTGAGACGCTTGGCCCGCTTCTCGTGATGATCGAGGACCGGATCAACACATTCCTGCTGCCGATGCTGGGCGCATCGGATGGCCAGTACGTCGAGTTCAACATCGAAGAGAAGCTGCGCGGCAACTTCGAGGAGCAGACCACTGCGCTCCAGTCGTCGGTCGGGCGTCCGTGGATGAAGGTCAACGAGGCGCGTGCGCTTCAGAACCTGCCTGCCGTGGAAGGTGGCGACGAGATTTTCGTCCCGCTCAACGTGGCCAGCGGTGACCAGGCATCTCCGAACGATTCGGGCACACAGAATGAGGACCCGAATGCGGAGTCGCACGATGATGAGCCAAAAGCGTACCAACCTGGTACGGAATTGCACTTCAAGGCAACTCCGGCTCTGATCGCAAAGATAGCGGAGTTGCTTCGGAAGTTCTTCGGTCGCCAGCGTGACGCGGTGTTGCCGAAGATCGCTGCCGGTGATGATGACTGGTGGGATGACGAGCGCTGGAAGCGTGAGCTGGCGAACGACCTGAAGTTGCTTTCGGTGTCGGCGGTTCAGCAGCAGGCGACCGAGACGATCGTGGACAAGGGCTTCGCTCCGTGGGCGTACAACCCGAAGCGGACTGAGGCGTTCTTGACGGCGGTTGCGGAGACGCGGAGTCGCTGGATCAACGATGCCACGCATGAGGCGCTACAGGCCGCTCTGAGCGACGAAGATGTCGAACCGGCAGATGTGTTCGAGAAGGCACTGGAAAGCCGTGTGGAGTCCAGTGCAGCGACGTATGCGACCACTCTGTCGTCCATCGGGACGACTGAGGGCGCGAAGGCGCTCGAAGACGACGAGGGCATCACGCTCTGGAAGGTCTGGGAGCACAACCCTTCGGGCGATCCTCGCCACAAGCACCAGGCGATGGATGGCGAGCGAGTGAAGCTCGATGATCGCTTCTCGAACGGCGCCCAGTGGCCCGGAGACCCTGTACTCGGTCCCGAGGGAACGATGAATTGCAAATGTGATGTCTCGGTGGAGGCCGATTACTGATGAAGTTCAAGAGCATGGAGGTCAGCGTCAAGGCTGGCCCCGATGACGAACTAGAAGAGGGCATCTTCACCGCGTACGCGTCGGTCTTCGGGAACATGGATTCCTACGGCGATGTGGTCGTGAAGGGTGCCTTCGAGGACACGCTGCGGGAGTGGGAGTCGTCGGGTAACACGATGCCTCTCCTGTACTCGCATCGGATGGATGACCCGGACTACAACATCGGGTCGATCCTCGAAGCCAAGGAAGACGATCACGGTCTCTGGGTGAAGGGCAAACTCGACCTTGATTCCCCGAAGGGTGCTCAGTGCTACCGGCTCTTGAAGGGCCGTCGCCTGAACCAGCTCTCCTACGCGTACGACGTGACGGAGGGTGGCCCGGCACAAAAGGACGGGGAGCACTTCTACGAGCTGCGTGGGATCAAGGCGTATGAGGTGAGCCTGACTCCGATCGGGGCGAACCAGGAGACAGAAGTTCTTGCCGTGAAGGCTGCCACTGAGGCACTTCATGGACGGTCCCTGAAGTGGGACGGCGCTGTGGACTCGCTTCGAGCCGCACGCCAAGCCCTCGATGACATTATCGCCGCTAACGAAACGGCTGATGTCAACGAGGATACCGAAGCTGAATCGAATGAGGCCAGCGGAGAAGCCGACGCCAAGTCCGAGGAGCCGGAAGCGGCCAAGGGCGAGGAGCGGGAGTGGAAACCGTCCGTCGATTTCCTGTCAGCGCAATTGGAAATCCTGTAAACGAAAGGATAGGCAATGCCTAATCTTAAGGACGAACGCGCCGACCTGAAGGCCAAGGCGGGCGCTATTCTCGACGGTGCGAAGGCGATGAGCCGTGAGCTGACCGACGAAGAGACCGCCAAGGTCGAGTCGATCTTCGAGGACATCAAGAGCCTCGATGAGCAGATCGAGAAGGCCACCAAGTCGGATGACCTGTTCAAGCGCTTCGAGGGCCTTGCTGATGACGAGAAGGCTCCTGTGGTCAAGTCGGGCAGCGACAAGCCTGCGAAGACCATTGGTGAGCACTTCGTCAAGCACGCGGGCGAGCGCCTGAAGGCGAACCGTGGAATTGCTGGGGCGAGCGTTTCGGCTCCCGAGTACGTCAAGGCCGCGACCGACACGCAGGTGACCGGTGGGCACGACGGGCCGTATGAGCACTGGCTCACCGATGTGGACACGAACTTCGTTCGTGACATGCGTCGGCGCCTCGTTGTGGCGAACCTGCTCGGCTCGGGAACGATCACCGGACAGGCCATCCAGTACTTCAAGGAAGGCAGCTTCGAGGGTGCGTTCGAGTACGTGGCTGAGGGTGCGCAGAAGCCCCAGTTCCACTACACCGATCCGACCCCGGTGACGGAGTACCTGCGCAAGATCGCTGGCTTCGTGAAGTTCACGGACGAGATGCTGGAAGACCTGGCGTTTGTCGTGTCGGAGATCAACAACCGTGGCCTCTACGAGCTGGCGCTCATGGAGGAGAACGAGCTGCTGAACGGTGATGGCACCGGAGGCGCCCTCGTCGGAATCCGCAACCGTGGAATCCAGACCGAGGCGGCGGCTGACGCCGACGACAACGCGGATGCGATCTTCCGCTCGATGACCAAGGTCGGGCTCGAAACCCCGTACAGCGCCGATGCGCTGGTCATCAACCCGGCTGACTACCAGGAACTTCGCCTCATGCGCGATGGGAACGGTCAGTACTACGGTGGTGGCTTCTTCCAGGGTCAGTACGCGAGCGGTTCGGTCATGGAGAACCCGCCCGTCTGGGGTCTGCGCACTGTTGTTACGCCTGCGGTTGACGCTGGCGTGGCGATCGTGGGCAACTTCGCCCAGGGCGGCACCGTGTACCGCAAGGGCGGTGTCCGCGTTGAGAGCACCAACGCTCACGCGGATGACTTCACGAACAACCTCGTGACGACTCGTATCGAGGAGCGCATCGCGCTCGCCGTGCGTCGTCCGGCTGCGTTCGT